ATATAAAGTCAATTTAGAAGCAAAAAGATTCGCATTATCTATTCCCTAGTAAGTTAGTTGGAAAAGGGGGAGAAGCATATGGCAAATACAGACATATTTTTAGGAAGCGGCGCAAGTATTACATTTATTCCAGAGAACGATATTTATATCGGTGGAAGAAAGAACGACAATTCTGCATTTAACGGTAGTGGAACAGGTTTTGGTTCTTCAACAAATAAAGTGAGAGTTGATAATACATTCGGTGATTTCCTTCTTGTTAATA